TTACCCGTAACTGTGCCACCATGTTCTTTTGGATTAAATATATCTGAAAAATTAAAACTGCTGGCTAACCAGTTCGCGGCTGGTTGTGCGATTTTAATCTTCACGAACTCAGCAAGAATAACTCTAGCCATACCTTTTACCGATTCCTTGAGTGAATCTGTGCCTTGCCCAATGTTCATAATCATGCCAGTAATTGAGTCTGTCATTGAGTCTGTTAATGCTTTAACTTTGTTAGCAATATCTAACTCTTCCATTCGCACAATAGCGGCTTCATAGGCTGAAGTCATAGATTCTATTTGCGAAGTTTGGAAAGTTTCTGATTGTCCTGCTACTTTCATTGTTGCTATAACATCTTTTTTATGTTTTTCAAATTCCTTTCCAACCCTTTCTTGAGCTGTCATTTCTATACCAAGTTCGGCAATAGAATCTTTATATTCACCTACCGTCTTGATAGTCTGTCTTGCTGAATTAAGTCGTTTAGCAAGCGCGGTATCTTCATCTGAAAGACCCATGGATTTAGACTTTTTAATAGGAGTGTCATCTTTTATAAATGGCTTAATTGAAGGGAATCTTTGGAAAGCACTAAATTTTTCTAATTTAGGCATGGCTGATTCTGCTTCATCGCCAACACTTGCTATAGCATCTCCGATTTTCCCAATGCCCCAAGATAATGCTGTTATTCCTGCAAGAACTAACTTTGCCTTTTTACCGCCTAAGAATGCAAGAACAACACCAACTTCTCTAATCCATGCAGGTAGAGCCATGAACGCATCAAACACTGTTTTCATTGCACTACCAACATCTAATACGCCTCGTCCAAACGCTTTAATTCGTTCAATTGTTTCTTTCTTTCCTAATGCTTCTGTTAATTCATCAACCTTTTCTGTCAGGGCTGTAAGAACTCCTGTCTTGGCAAATTTAATCTGTAACTCTTCCCATGCAGAATTTAATTTCTTGAGCGCACCATTCAATCCCTTTAGCTGAGTGTCCGCCATTTTCTTGGCAGTACCGCCAGCATTTTGAAGCTCTGTTCTTAAGCCTTTAATACCGTCAACGCCTTGTGTTAATGCCGCCATTAACTGTGGACCAGCACGTTGTCCGAAGATAGTAACAAATTCAGTAGCACCTGCTCCAGACTGCTCTAAATCTTGAAGTATGTCAATGAAATTACGCATTGAGCCGTCAGTGTTATTAATGCTCACACCCATACCATCTAACATTTCAGTCATTTCTGCTGTAGGTTTTAGAAGTTTCGCTATTCCTGCCTTGAGGGCAGTACCTGCGAGAGAGCCTTTAATACCAGCATCAGCCATCTTGCCTAAAATAGCTGTCATGCCTTCCATTGACAATCCTGCTGTCTTGGCTAATGGAGATGACATTTTCATGGCTTCACCAAGCTCTATGACATTCATATTGGCACTTGAAGTGGCTTTAGCCATAACATCGACTAATTTGCCTGTTTTACCTGCACCCAATCCTAGACCGGAAAGAATGTTTGAGGCAATGTCCGCACTTGTAGCTAAGTCAGTTGACGAGGCTGCAGCTAAATCTAGAACAGCGGGCATAGCTGCCATTGTTTGTTGAGCATCGAAGCCAGCCATTGCTAAGAATGTCATACCATCAGCCGCTTCTGAAGCTGAGAATACTGTTGACTTACCTAAGTCACGCGCTTGATTTTCTAGGGCGAGTAATGTCTTACCTGTATGCCCACCAATAGCGGACACCTTGTTCATTGACGATTCAAAGTTAGCCGCTGTCTTAATTGACATTATTGCTAGACCGCCTAAAGCCGCCCCTGCAATCTTGCCGAACTTAACAAGCTTTGCACCTACCTGACTGCTTGATAGACCAACACTTTTTAGCCGGTTATCAAGTTTTTTTAAACCTATTAATGCTTCAGTAGCATTTATTCTTACTCCAAGCGTTGCTAAACTAGTTGCCATTTTCTTTACCCTTTAATTGAAAATAAGCCGACCACGTTAATAATTCGGCTGTAGTAAATTCCATCACCTCACTAATAGATTTATGTAAATGATCTGCCAAATGACAATAAAACAATAAGTCGCTATCCGACTCTAAGGCTTTTTTACTTCATCTACCGTAGGTTCATCATTAGATATTTCTTCAACAAGTCGACTAACTACATCAGGGTCATAAGACCGCATCATTTCATTTAATTCGTGCGAGCGCCAGATAGGCTTACCGTCTTCGTCCAATGCTCTCATAATCAAAGACATATAAACGGCTTCAATCTGTTTATCTTGTGAATAAAGCTTAAAGATTTGAGTTTGTTGTTTTCCAGTAATAGCACCTTTGTAGTATATTTTATCTTCCCACTCAGGAACATCAATAGATAACAACTCACCCGATAACTTAGATCTAAAATGAGCCGTAGCATTATCTTTAATACTCATTACGAAACAGCACCCCACGTAACAACACCGTTAGCCTCGAAGCTCATCGAAGTTTCAACCATACCGTCTAATGTGGTTGAAACACCCTTCTCAGTAATAATTGCTGAGAATGAAGCGAACTTATCACCTGTTGTCGCGCCTTCTGGATACAGTTTTAATGCGACTTCTGCCCCTGCCGTCATAGCACCCTGACCTGCCGTATCAGTCTCATCCCAAAACGCTGTCATACTGCCACTTGCTGACGTTAGACCTACTTGTTTTGTTCTTGCCGTATCGCCTAGAGTGGTATCGTCAATAGTCTCTGCCGACTCTGAGATACTCCAGTCCTTAACCTCAGCGATTTGTGCTGTACCTATTTTTGCCGTTCCTTCACTGCCTTTATGATTTGCCATTGTCGTTCTCCTTTACTTTTAATTTTGTTTTAGACTTTACTATCCAACCTTTCGCCTTCATTTCTTCAACCTTTGAAGCATGAGGTATTACACCTTCTTTTCCACCGTCAGGCGGATATAAAATTACTGCTTTCATTCGTCTCTCCAATAAGGAATAGTTACATTAACCTGATGAAATCCATCACCAGCACCTATATTTTGAACACTTGCCACATCACACACAATGTCGCTAAACGATCTACTATCAAATATGCTTGCTATTGTGTCACTGTATTCTCTAACTTTGTTTGTGCCTGTATTTACAGGTGTAAAAACTTGAATTAATATAACACCGGTATGACGCTTCTTATAGTCTATAGCTCTATAATTACTACCACCATTCAGAATATTTAACCTTATCCAATCACTATTATTTGGAATATCAAAATCTACATTCTCCCAAGCAATAGGGGTGTAATTCCAAAACTCTTGGAGTCTGTTTTCAATTGATAATCTTTCGTCTACAAAACTCATAGCAAGCTAGACCTAATTTCATTTATTGTTAAAGTCAACATACCGTCAGGACTTCTAGCCTGCTTACTATGTCCATGCTCCAGCCTATTAATATAAGGCAAAGAGTTAGTAATATAAATAGGCTTTAAATTTCTGTACATTGCTAGACTTGGAGCTTTTGCTGGTCGACCTAATGGCTCTGTGCTTTTAGCTGTTTCATCAACAGATGTGTTCATAAAACCTACGGACAAGTTCCAATTTCCTTTAGCACGACCTGTAGCAACAGGGGTTTTTTTGGTAACACCGTCAAATATACTTAGTGCGACCTTGACAATAGAAACGTCTAAATCTACGCCTGTTCTTTTTGAAAAATCATTTAATTCCTTTCCGAACGACTGAATACTCACCCCGCCCTCCTAATTTCTAAGGTGTATGAGGCATTAACTGGGTCTGTATCAATCTTACTGATTGCGTATCTTTCTGAACTACGAATAATAATATCATTTGTTTTAGGTGTAAACGCAAGACCCTTTGAGGCAAATACAAGGCTTAATCCACCTGTGTTTCCTGATGTTATTTCACCTTTGTTCCCTTTTTTACTAACAACACTAACAATAGCTTTTAATGAATACTGGGTTTCTGTAGCCTCTTTTTTTCCTGAGTAAATATCATATTTTGCATTTGTCTTAGTGACGTACGTTAAATCTTCAGCTATGTCACCTACTGCGGTAACTGCTGAACTTACAGCATCTAAAATAGCATCTCTAAGACCCATCTACGACCTCACAATTGACACCGTACTAAATTTAGCACGAGCATGAATATCACCCCAACCTCTTAACATTTCTTGGACAATAGAGGGTAATACACCCGCTGTATCTGCTTTGTCAAAGTTTAGAGTAATTGAGCCTACAGATAAACTTTCAAGACCTTTACCTTGAGCATCGCCTGTAGGATCACCTGATAATAAATGCTTGGCAAATTCAGCAACCGCATTTTTAATAGCGTCGGGAATAATAGTTGAACTGACCGAATAGCCGTCATCTGTTACTCCTGTTCTACCCCATGCTAAAGCTTGAGCTTCTGTTGCCTTTAACCCTGACCAATCTACTTTCTCATCTAAGATACGAGTAGCCATTTTTAAAGCTATTTCTTTGTTGTCTGTGCTGGCACTTGTCCAGCTAGTGGAATATAAATGGTTAGCGTGATACGTGTTGGATTCAGCTACTGTAGCGTAACTATCAGCACTTGATCCGTTAGGTGTCGCGTCTAAAGCCATAATATTTCCTTAATAAGTACCTCCGAGCTGTTCACATTTACTCGGAGGATTTGTTGTTAATCAGTATTAGTTTTTAATACCATTTAACATTGCTAGACCCTTCTCTGAGAAGTTCGCTAAACCGTTGTAGAACTTAACACGAGTGATAGTCTCGTCCTTAGTTTCTGACGCGCCTAACTCTTCTACCGATACACCTGCTGAACCTGAAGCGGTTAAGCCGGCAATACCATGAGACATTGAGCCATCATCTAACGTACCCATCATAATTGAGGTACAAGCAGAAGAAGAACCACGAGTCTGATTAATAGGTAAATAGTCATTACGGAAGATAGGAATACCACGATAAGATGGTACTTGTGCGCCCGAAGGTAAAGTAATCACTTCACCAATACCAGCGCCACCTAATGCTCTAAGTAGAGCGTAGTAAGAACGAATAGTACGAGCGTTCATCATCATGTAATCTACTTGACCATCTTTATCAGTAACCATGTCAATAGTTTCATCCAATAGATCATAAGTCAAGTCAGAACCATTTGTTGCGCCTGTCTTAGTCTGACCACTTGCTACTAATGATAATAGACCTGTGATTTGGTTACTTGTGCCAGTACCATTAATCATCTTGTCTTGGAAAGCACGACCGATTGACTTCGCTTTAGAAGCAACCTGTGCGGCTTTTTGGTCAGTGATGTTTGAGCGTGTCGCTTGAATTAAGCCATTAACCTCAGCGTCACCCACTAATGTAGTCAAGCTAGTGGTTACTTGTGTGAAAGTAGCCGCGGCTTTACCAGCAGAAATAGTTGAGCCAACGCCAGTCCACTCAGAAGTACCTAGTACGT